AAGCGCCGCGCGCGGCTGCCAGCCGTGGACGAGGAAGGATCCGAAAGTCTGGCGCGTCGCGCTCTTGCGCTCCTGCGCGAAGTGTCGCAGGCCAGAGCGGTCGCCCAGGATGATGAGCGCCTCGGCCGCACGGCTGCAGCCGGTGTAGAGCAGGTTGCGGTCGTGCATGTTCCAGTGGCTGCTGCTGGCGACCAGCAGAACGAAGGGCCACTCGCTGCCTTGCGCCTTGTGGATCGTCATCGCGTAGGCGACCTCGACGTTGTTGCGCTTGTCGCCAGGGATCTCGACCTCACGCCCGTCTTCGGTATAGAGGTGCATGCTGCCCTTCGCGCCGAAGCCGGTCACGATTGCCTGCGTGCCGTTGAACAGGTCCAGCTGGTAGTCATTCTTCGTCCAGATAATCCTGTCACCGACCAGCGGCTTCGGCCGCTCGCCATCCTTCACCAGCTCGGGCACCGGGTTGCCCAGCAGCCGCTGCCGCAGCTTTTGCAGCTCGACGTTCAGCGCATAGGTGCCCAGCTGGCCCTTGCGCTGCGGGGCCAGAACCTGAATGTCCCAGGCAAAGTCCAGCAGGCGGCCGAATGGCGCCAGCGGCTCGGCAGCAGTAGCGAGGGCCTCGATTAGCTGCGCAGCGACGCTCGCGGCCGCCTCTTCGCTGCCCTTCTCGGTCGGCTCGATTCCCCAGACCTCGTTGTTCGTCGCGACCACCACGCCGTCCAAGATCGCCGTGGTGTTGCGGGCCAGGTCGCCAGCCTGGCGCACAATCTCACGCAGGACATGGATTGCCGGGCTGCTGGCCGTAAGCAGGTCGCGCAGGATCGCGCCGGGACTCACGCTCGGGATCTGGTGGTGGTCGCCCACCATCAGCAGACGACAGCCCTTCGGCAGCGCCAGCAGCAGCGAGCGCATGAGCTTGATGTCCACCATGGAAACCTCGTCGACGATGACCAGATCAACGTCGAGCGGGTTCTCAGGCCCGCGCAGAAACCGGAAGCGACCGGTCATCTCGTCGTAGCTCGGCTCGAGCAGGCGGTGAATCGTCTTGGCCGGGCGCTGCGTCGCGTGCGACAGCTTGCGCGCAGCCTTGCCGGTGGGGGCGCACAGCTCGACCTGCAGCAGGTTCTCCTCGGAGATCTCACAGACGGCGTTCATGGTGTAGGTCTTGCCCACCCCAGCGCCGCCAGTAATGACCGAGAACAGGTGCGTGACGAAGCCCCAGACCGCCTTGGCCTGGTCCTTGTTCAGCGTCTGCAGAACCGCCTGCGCGCGCGGCCCGTCGAACTTCAGCGCGCCAGTCTCCAGCGCCTCGAGATTGGCCTGCAGCCCCGCCAACAGTCGGCGGAAGACGTCGAACTCGGCCTCCGCCATGCGCGCGTCCGCGACGACCTCATCGCCATTGGGCGCGATGTCGACGTGCACTAGGCCGCTGGCGATCAGCTGCTCGAGGCTGTCCTTGATCCGGTCCTCGCCGTCGAGCGTGTCGGGGCGTAGCTCAAGGATGGCGGCGCCGATCAGGCCCTCGCGCGTCGTCCATGTATCGCCGCTGCCGCCCATCTGGTCCAGGCAGTAGGCGACGCCCGCGGCCAGGCGGCCGGGGTCGTTGGCAGCAACGCCCATCTGGCGCGCAACTGCGTCGACCGTGCGGAAGCCGAACCGCGGGATCTTGCCGATCAGCATGTAAGGGTCGCGCTTCACCATGGCCGGCGCGTTTTCCCCAAAGACGTGCATGATGGTCTGGGCCTGCGCGTTGCTCCAGCCCTGGTCGCAGAGCAGCGCCAGCGCGTCGAAGTAGCTGCGCTTGCTGTTCCAGACCTGCGCAGCGTTCTGCACGATCTCGAGCGGGCAGCCAGCGGCCTCCGCGATCTGGGCGGTGTAGGTTGCCAGCGCGTTCGCGATGTCCCCGTCCGCGCCCAGGCGCAGCGCAGCCTCAACCACCCGGCGTGCGCGCGCGGGCCCAAGCCCCTTGAAGCGACTGTCGCTGGCGAGCAGGTGCGCCAACGCCTCGGGGCTGTCGTCCATCTTGACGCGCCCCGTCTCGGCGTTGAACTGCCGACCAAAGCGCTCGTGCACGCCCCAGGCGCCCGTGATCTCGAGCTTGTCGCCGACCTGGGCGACGCACTTCCCGCTGAACCGGACCTCGGCTGCGCCGTCCTCGGGCGCCAGGACCCCGGCCATGAAGCAGGTGTCAGAATTGGAAAAAAAGACGCGGCGCACGGTGCCGCGGATCGTCTCAGTCTGCATTTCTTTCCTAGGCCGCCCGGGTGGCTTTGCCGGCTGTTGCCGGCGCCCGGTGCAGGGCCAGGGGACCTTACCCTAGGAATCCGCTACAGGACGGGTTCTGCCTGGGATTCAGCCTGAGGCCGCGGGAGAGCCCTAAGCTTCTTGTCGGCCATGCGCAGCAGCGCGCCGGCCAGCAGCTGCGCCTCGGCACGGCTGCCAGCCAGGTAGACCGGGACCGCCTGGCAGATGGAGATCTCGGCCACGAAGCCGAGCACGACCTCAGGGTGCACCTGGCTCTTGTAGCTGTGCGCCATGATCTCGCGCACGCCCGCCTCGACGACCACGCAGCGGAAGTCGTAGCCACGCAGGAGCTCCAGCTCGCGGTAGAAGCGCTGGCGCTCGCGGATGACAGTTCCAACCAGGTCATCCAGGCTCTTGCGCTCGATCGCAACGCGCTGCTCGAGACCGACCAACGAGTAGTCGCCAGCCGCCAGCTTGCCGCGCACGGTTGTCACGGGCTGGCCCTCGAACGTCCACGGCGCCTGCTCGCGCGTGTCGACCACGATGCGCATGCGGGCAGGGTATCAATGAGGGCGCCCGCGACGCCATGGCAAGCGTCGCGGGCGCTGATGTCGCGGTCACGTTTTGCCCGGGGCCACCAAGGAGCGGAAACCCCTAGACACCGCCCAGCCTAGAAAGGCGTGGGCTCGACTGCCATCGGATCGTCCGCATCCCCACCCGCCGGGGCGTAGGGCATGGCGGGTGTGTCGCTAAATCCGCGCAGCGGCGTAGGCGCCCGTGGCGCCGCCGGTGCGGCCGGTGCCTGCATCGGAGGCACAGGCGCAGGCAGAGGCGCAAGCCCGCTGACTGCAGGGGGCGTGCGCGCAGCCTGCGGCGGCATCGGGCGCGTAGCCGGCGGCTGGACGGGCGGCCCGGCAGGCACGACGGCCGGAGGCGCACCGACCACAGCGGGCTGGAGCGGCGGCTGGACTGCAGGCGTCGGCATGGGGGGGGGAGCAGGCGCCTGGCCGCCGCGCGCGCCGCCAGCGATGGCCCTAGTGCCGCCCTGGAACCGCTGCTTCAGGCTCGCTAGCAGCGACTGGTCCACTGGCGAGAAGCCGCCAGCGCGCGGCTCGTCCGCGTCCGGGTTGACCCAGTTTGCCCGCCAGCGCACCTTGCCCTCGTAGGTTTCCTGATCGACGTCGAGGTGCACGAAGACGCTCGGCGGCGGACCAGCCAGCTTGTCCCAGTCGCCGTCCCAGAGCTTGCACGCCTGCAGGTTGGCGACGCTGGCGTCGTTCAGGCTGCCGTCCTTCTTCACGACCCAGACCCTGGCCTCGGTGTAGAAACCGGGAGGGTAGTCCTGGCTCCACTGCTTCTCGTTCGGGTGCCAGCGGTGAACGATTCCGAAGCGAATGGCAATGGCCACCGCCTGTGACGGCTGGCCCCTCTCGTCCTTGCTGGTGCTGCGCTCGATCGTCCACTGCAGCGGGAAGCCTCTGTAGATGGCCTTCTCGCTGACAGGTGTTTGCATGTACTCTTCGATGCTAGTCATAGTCTGTTTGTCGGCTCGATGTGACTTAGGTTGCTGGCAGGTTAGATAATCTCCAGCGCGCGCCAGATGGCGCCGGGATCGTTCAGGTCGTAGGCCATAGTGACGGCCTTGCTTCTGGTCTTGGCAATGTGCGTCGGCTGCTCGGTGGTGTAGATCGTCCGCGTCCCGCTGCCCTGGGCCTTGTTGCTTCCCTCAGGCACGAAGACGTCGTAGCCGATGAACAGCACCTGCTCGGCCCAGTTCTTGATGCGGTTGCGGATGTTGGCGTCGCCCTTCTTGTCGCCCGGGTAGAGCGCGGGCTGCCACTGCAGGAAGTCGTCGCCAGCAGGGTGCGGGACGACAGCTGCCACGACGTGGCAGACCAGGCAGACGATGAGGCCCTTGGCGTTCAGCCGGTCGAGGTCTGCCAGGAGCCCGTTGAACTCCTCGTAGACGAACTTCCAGCCTTTGCCCCAGCCATAGCCCTCGATCGAATCAACCACGTTGCCCTTCTCGGTGCGCCGGGTCTCGATCACGTACTCGCGCGCGAACTCCTCGGCCACAGACGCTGTGTCGATGACCACGCTGCGCACGCCCTTCGGGGGCGACGCCTCGATCGCTGCCAGCTTGCCGCGCAGGGTTGGCCAGTCGCCAACGTACTCACGCGTGACCGGCAGCTTCTTGGTGCTTTTCTCGGTGTCGAGGAACAGCGCCCCAGGCAGCCAGGCCGCCAGGGTGCTCTTTCCAATGCCGCCCGTGCCGAAGATGACGATCCGATCCGGCGCCGTGTCCAGTCCTGACGACAGGTTGAGCGGGATGGCGATGGGAATCGTTCTGGCCGGGCTTCGCTTCTGTGGCTGCTGCGCGCCTCCCTTGGCCGGTGCAGCAGGTGCGGGCGGTGCCGCAGGTCGCGTTGTCACGTTCGTATCCTTTCAGGTTTCAGTCAGCCAGCTCGGGATGCTTGTGCTCCCGCTGGCGGTAGCCGGGCGGGATAGGCTGTCCCTCCCTCGGCTGCTCGTTGTGGCTGCAGAGCGCGAAGAAGTCGCACGGGCGGCCGAACTCGAAGCAGGCGTCAGGGTTTCGCGGCCGCAGGCCCATCGAGCCGGCTAGCTCGAGCAGCTCCATCTGGTCGCCCAGGTCTGCGCGCAGCGCCTCGAAGTCCTGCGCGATGCGGTCGACGGTGCGACGCGCGAAGTAGTAGCCGGGCCGGTCGCCGATGTCCGCGGTCAGCCGCGCGCCGTAGAGCGCGATGCTCTCTCGGCCCTCCTCTAGCGGCCACTCCAGCATGCTCATGTCGAACAGCTCGTCGTAGTAGCGCGCAACGCCCTGCGCGAGCAGCTCCTTGTTCAAGCGCGCGAGATCCTTCTTCTCCAGGCGCTTCGGCTCGATCGTCGGCTTGCGCACGACGTCGTAGAGCACGAACGACGGCAGCTCTCCGAAGCGCTGCATGTAGGCCAGGGCGTAGATGCCGGTCTGCGGGTCCATGCGAAGGCGGTTCCAGTACTTCGCCTCCGGTTCGACGCTCTCGCCAGCTGTCTTTAGCTCGATGATTCCGCGTCGGCCGTCCTCGATCCGCACGACGGCATCGACCTTGCCGCGCAGCCGACGGCCGTTCAGCGTGACGTCGAACTTCCACTCGGAATCAACGACACGCAGCGGCTGACCCTGCCAGTGCCAGCTGTAGGCAGCGTAGAGGCGCCGCAGCTTCTCGGCCCAGAGCAGCGACGGTGCACGCGCGTTGATCGCGGCATAGCCGCCGTTGGCGTCGTCAATCCGCGCGGCGTGCTCATGCGCAGCGTGCCAGGTGTGGCCGACGCTGAGCGTTTCCGACGGTTCACCCGTGTCGGGTTCCAGCAGCCAGTTGTAGGCCAGGTCGTACTTC